CAAACCGTTAGAAACATGGGGGCTGATGCCCCCACTTTTTATATAAACCTGACTAGGCGTAAGGCTTGGCATACCCTCATAGCCCCAAATGATCTGGTGGCTATAGAGATGTGCAGACCTCCAGAAGTTTCACGTTACGTGTTCATAGGACTAGTAGATGACTGCCGTAAAACTGTAGTCATGAATGGGGACGGCGTACAAAGGGTTATAAAGGTGTCTGGTCGTGGGGTTGCCAAGGCTTTCATAAGCTTCGACACTGGGCATGTACCGGAAGTAGAGTACCAGGAATTGAGTGTGGGTTGGCTACAAAGTAATAACGTTATCCTCGGTGGTAGAACTGGCCCCGAGATACTATCGTCTCTGTGGGAAAATATAGCCAAAAGGCACATCAACTACAAGTGGACTAATGGACAGCACCTATTCGACGTGATAAAGCATGACCTAAAGACCAATCCTGGTATCATCCTGATGGACCAAACCTCCCTCATAAACTGGCAAGGCAGCGTGTGGTCATTCATGAAAGAGATAGCAGATGAGCCCTTTAATGAGATGTTTTGGGAGATGGATAATGGTCAGCCTACACTATTCCTACGCCCCACTCCATTCATGAAGGATGAGTGGGTTAATCTACCCGAGATAACTATAACTGACGACGACGTGATATTTGAGAGTGTAGGTAGGAGTGACCTAGAAACCTATACCCTGTTCTCAGCAGGGGCACGCACTCTGTTCGCCACCCAAGATGTATACAAGACGTTCGGGATACCACCGTTATGGCATAAACCCTACTCGTTGAAGTATGGCATACGTAGATTACATGCCGATACTATATACGCCGCTGTAGGGTCTAAGGACGATCTAGATGCAAAGGGTGTGCTACTGAGCTACAGGGAGAAGATGTATAACTGGAATGTATCCAACAACCAGTTCTTCAATGGTACCATAGTGGTGGCAGGTAGCAACCAGTATAAGATAGGGCATAGATTGATATATGCATCCGTTGAGGATGGCACTACCATGGAATACTATATCACCTCAGTTACACACAACTTTACCAACTTCCAGAATTGGCACACTGAGTTGGGTGTAACCAGAGGGATAGACCCGACCCAACGCTTTAATCCACCATATGGGGCTGGTACGGAATACAATGGGTTAGGATTGGTGGCGTATAATCCTGATGGGGCCAAGAGGGCCTTATTGGGTACAGAACACACACGGAATCCTATCTCTGGAGTATACCTAGCTTTATCAGAGAACGTCATCAACGCGGCGTATGAGCTGATGGAGTCTGATACTGTTATATACCAATTCGGTGGTCCTGGGGTAGAGAAAGGTAGAGCGGACTGCTCTCAGTTTACCCAGTACATCTATTCACACTACGCTAACATGGACATTGGCAGGACAACAGGCACCCAAGTCACCAAGGGTATACAGATTCCTAAAGGTGAGCTAATGGCTGGTGATCTAGTATTCTTCAAGAACACCTATGATAGTAACCACATGTATGGGGTATCCCATGTCGGCATCTATGTTGGGGATGGGCAGTTCATACACAACAGTAGCGGGGCTGGAGGCATTACCATATCTGACCTAGACACCCAGTACTGGTTGGACCACTGGCTGATGGGTAGGAGGGTACTGAGGTCCAATAATGCCTCTAGGATATACCAGATGGAGGCTACGGCCTATGGGGCTACTCCTCTTAATGGTGGAGCTGGAACCGGATTGACTGCTACTGGCACTGTGCCTGAAGAAGGGGTAACGGTGGCTGTAGATCCAAGTCTGATCCCTTTAGGTTCTAGAATCATGATAGAGTCTGATTACCCGAGTGTAAACGGTGTATACATCGCTGAGGATACGGGTGGGGCTATACAGGGGTATCGTATAGATATCTATATGAATGACCTGACTGAAAACCAGTATGATGCACGTAAACGCATGCTAGATTTTGGTAGGCGCTATGTCAAAGTAACGGTGTTATCCACCTAGGAGGCATGCACATGGAAGAGGTAACGTTCCAGCCCCATTTAGGCAGATTCGAGGACGATTACAAGGGATTTAATAATCTAGGTTATTTATCCCTTGCTAAGGTCTTGAAAGTCCATAACAAATTCAATACGGCAGATGTAATGCTTGTCCGAACCAATGATATAGTAAGCTCAAGTGAAATAAACGAGGGCAGATTTGGGGCTAGGATTGGTACCCCATCTGCCCACTTTGATAGGACCTTAATGGCTACATCTGGTGTTATAGAACCCATACAAGAGGGTCAGCTAGTTGTGCTGGCCTTCCTAGACGGCATGAAGTCCCAGCCTATCATAATTTGTAGCTTCCATGACACGTATTCCCCACAGACCAATGTATTGCCCAACATATACCCGTTGAATCCTACCTCATCCTCTGAGGAGCTTAGAGAGGCCCTGAAATACCTTAGGGTATTGCCATCTCAGTTCTACACACGCATAGATGGCGTAGGTGGTGTTGAGATTAGCCACCCATCTAAGTCGTTTCTGAAGATGGATAATGGTATGATTGATACCGTGGATGACTCCCATGAGGGCTTTGACCACAAGGACCTAGAGGAGAAGGACTCTATTACATTCCAATCTAGAACCGGTAGGACTGAAGAGGCCCTACTGCCTGTTAACATACTGTTTTCACACAGAAGTTCATTTATGGATGAAGTCACCACGTGGACTAAGTTCTTCCTAAGTGCTGAAGGTATGTTTAGGGCCACTAGGGACAATAATGATGGGAAATTAACCTACAACGAGCTTACCCCAGAGGGAGAGTACGTGGTTCGTAGGCAATTGGATAGCCCCGAACATGGAGAAGGTGAAGATAACACAGAGGTCAGGTTGGGTACAGATGGAAGCTATAAGATCATAAGGGACAAACAAGGTGTTCAGACCATCGTGGACATCGACGCTGAGGGAAAGGTCACCATATCCAATCCGAACACCTCTGTCACCGTAGATACCAATAAGGTAGATGTAGTTACTAATGGGAATATTAATTTAACAGGTAGTGGTGTAAATATACAGGGGGCTGTAAATATACAGGGGACCTTAACCCTTAATGGTGTTAGCGTAGCCACTGTAGACCAACTGCATGATCATGAGTAGGAGGTGACCTATGCCACAGAGTGACGGCATTCATAGGCTCAGGCGTATGGAATTCGAGTTCATGGGCCAAACATATAAATTTGCCCTGAACCCAGAGGAGTACAGGCAATCTGAACCATCTAGGATCACTGTCACCCAGACTAAGGGTGGTGCATTTGCAGATGACTTTGGTGCTGGTGTGCCTTCCATATACTTCAAGGGTACTACCGGTTTTCGTAATACTGAGATGCGTAACTACCTCAATGACACTGGTGATGGGTCCAATAATCAGCAAAGATTCTTAGAAGGTCTAGTTAGACAGGGGAGTCTGTGGGCCCAACAAGAGCTGGAAAAAACCCTAACTGGCTTCCTAAAATTTAAGGAACTCAGGGACCTTATAAGACGGTACTACACTAAGGCCCCACCAGGGGCTATTATCACACCAGACCTGGAGTTGGTGTACCATAACTACACGGATGATGAGCATTGGGTAGTGACACCTAAGACGTTCGATCTTATGCGATCTGTATCCAGGCCCCTTATGTACCTATACGAGGTGCAACTGGTGTGTATGCGTAGGGCAGACGAGCCTACTCAGGCTGATGAGGGAAATATGGATATGGTACTAAACCTCTTTGATGTAGGGGAGGATTTCTAATGAGCCTTTATGGAAGTGTCTCGGAAGACTATATTAAGGGCAACTTGAACAAGGATATATACAAGGTTGCGTACAACGCCTGTTTCAACCTGAGCTGTGCCTTGGGAGACACAGAGGGTAAACTCACAGCTACAGCAGCCACCCAAGCACTAAGCAATCTGGAGATCATATTCCCTGGTATAGTGGTCTTGGGGGAGATAGATAGTGATGATGGTACTCCCAATGTTATGGACGCAGATTATGTAGAGGCCCCTGTGTACACCCCAGAAGTGTCTAGAGCTGCCTACGAGATGTTCTTGGCACTTAGGGCTTCCGATCCACTGTATGTCATTCCGGTCGTGGACGATGTATCGGTAAGGAGCCCATTGTTGAGGCTATCAGAGAACATAAACCCATCTATAAGGAATGCGGTACACGCCTTATTCATAGAGGGGTTCGCACTGTACAGAGCACTTCTAGGTGCCTCTACTACAACTGGACTGAATCAGATGGTGCTCCAGGACTTAGTGAGGTGCTCTAGTAACGTTAGGTGGATCAGCAACCGTCTAGAGTCAGAAGCTAATATTCACTATGATCTGGTGGAGGCCATCAGAGACATGCAGCGTATAGTGCTATACGTGTCCACCCTAAAGCAGATATTCGATGAGAAGGAGATAGTCACCCTGAAGACTATTAACTCGGATATGGGTAGGCCCTCTACCAATCTGAACTACTCGTCTAGGGAATACACTGTGAGTTTTGGTGACACTATACAGATGATAGCCCAGAGGCAGCTGGGAGATGCGTCTAGGGCCACAGAGATCATCACATTCAATAACCTTGACTACCCGTTTATTACCAGTGACCCTTCACTAGCCTCACCTACAGTGAAGACGATGGGGGACACGATCAGCATACCTATGTATCAGCAACCTTATGTCAAGGTTGCTACCGTAGGGGACCAGGACCTAGCGCTGACTGATAGCTCTTTGGGTGGCTCCGACCTATTCGAGGATGTATATGGGGACCTTGAGATCACTAGTGGCATAGACAGCATACGTCAAGACCTATTCAATAAGATGCTCACGCCCTACGGGTCTTTGGCATACCACCCAGAGTATGGGAGCAACTTGCTCAAGATTATAGGTAACCGTAAAGATGTTAACTGGTCCGATAAGGCTGTTATAGAAATTCGTAGGGTTCTGAAAACCGACAACAGGGTACAACGAGTGGTGGATGTCGCTGTAGAGAACCTAAGGGAGGGAGCCCACATCAGGTGCTACCTTGTAGCTAAGGGATATGAGGTTCCCATATCTCTTGAGAGATTAATTCCGTATCAGGAGGGATAAAGATGCTGCGGATACGAACGTTTAAGGAGATTCTTAACAACATGGCGGCTTGGGTAGTGTCCAATAACCCTAGGCTATCCAACTTCCGTATAGGGTCAGGTGTTCGTACCCTATTGGAATCGGTGGCAATCGAGATAGAAACTCTGTACTTAAAGATGCGTAAGAGTTTCAACTCAGCCATAGAGGACTCCATAGCCACGAGCTTTGGTTTCCACCCCGTAGAGGCGAGCCATGCTGTTGGTGAGGTAACTATGGATTTTAAGGCCCCATTGACCCAGGACGTTATCATACAGCGGGGGTACAGATTTTCTACTCTTCCTGTTTCGGGTAGGGTGGTATACTTCGACTGCTCTGAAGACACCCTAGCCCGCACGGGGGATCTCTCTATGAGGGTCCCAGTTAGATGTACTGAGGGCGGCATAGTCGGTAACGTGGCCCCAAATGCAATCAGGATAGCAGTCACCCCATTGGTATATGTATCCGAGGTGTTTAACGAGGAGACATTCATTACCGGCAAGGTAGGGGAGAGCAAGGAAGAGTACAAAAAGAGGTTTAATCAGTATATAGAGACCCTAGCTAGGGGAACCCTAAGCTCTATACAGTACGGGTGCTTAACGGTACCTGGGGTGTCGGGGGCCTTTGTAGAGGACAGCATTGGGGAGGTTAAAGTATTCGCCCATGATGCGTCCGGCAATCTGCCTACGAATCTAAAGGCGGCTATAGTAGAAAGATTGATAGACTATAGGCCAGCTGGCACAGAGGTTGTGGTTCTGGAGGTTACTAAGAAATCCGTAAACATAACGATTGATGCTACCATACGTGACGGGTTTGACCTAGACACCTACAGGACTATCATAAGGGACTCCATAATAGCGTTCCTGACCAACTTCACAGTATCCAGGAGTTTAACCCGTGCTGAGTTAATCACCCACATCATGAGCATAGATAAGAGTGCAATAGCTAATGCTATTATATCACTGGCTACTGATGTCTCGGCTGGCAGCTCGGAGTTGATACGTCCAGGCACTATAACCGTTAATACTAGCAGATAGGAGGCCCCTAATGATAAACATCCTTAATAATGCCAGTAGGATATTCAAGCGGAACCCTAATCGGGCATTAAGTCAGGTATCGGGGGCCGTAAATGAAGGTCTCAATCAGGCTCTAGTGGATTTGGATCTACTAGAGCTCCAGTTTAGGATCTCTACTGCCACAGGTACATGGTTGGACGAGTGGGGTAGCTGGTTCAACATCCACAGAGCGTCCCTAGAGGACGACACGGCCTATAGGGCACGTATACTGTCCACCGTCACAACCTCCAAGAACACCATACCAGCTATCAGGAGATTGGTAGCTACCTATCTATCATCCTTTTATAGCGTTGTGGTAACCCCAGAAGAGGTTAGTATCTACGAACCATATGTGAATATAATGAAGTACTCTGAATCCAGGTCGGCATATAGTACGGATGATAAATACCCAGATGGACTGTTCTGGAGGACGAACGTTATACAGATAGTGCTACCCTATGGTGCGTCCACAGGCCTTAAACAGGTTATGGACACCATAAAGCCAGCCGGATTACGGGTTATGTATGATGCCCAGTTGGTACCGGAAAAGCAGCACCCAGAGATACCAGGAGCTGAACCAGTAGAGTTCCTTAGGCCAGACCCTACAGACTACATGTTTGTAGAGAGGTTCCTCAAGCTGGAGGGCATATACGGTTTCTTCAACCCTTTTATGGAGATACAGAAGTACTCTGGTACTAGAAGTCTTAACCACCTGTACATGCCAGACCTACATTTGGTCAATATAGTATATCCATATATACTCAATGACCACGGAGAGATGATCAGAGACTTATTCATCTACTGGAGAATATACTACGACATCTTGCCGGACCCCTACTACGCACTATCGTTTTACCTGGAGGCTCTAGGTGACGATGGTATTGGGACCTACAATGCCGATAAGCACAATATCACCATAGTTACTCCACCATTGGACCCGTATGTGATCACCCCAGAGGACTACATGGATATGATAGTATGCCCATCCTTGGCGCCGTACGTTATTACCCCAGTGGATAACACCATAGTACAATTTTATGCTGAACCCCAGATTTCTATGGGGCAAGTGGGCCTGAATGACTATTTGACCTTCTATCTGCCTAAGGCTGACCTTATAACAGTGTCCACTACCCCTCACAACATAGTTGAGGCCACCCCCACTGTGACTGGCACCAGAGTGCTTATGAATATAGATCAGATTAAGCAGATAGAGGTATCCCCGATTGACCTAGAGTTTGGAGGGCAAATACCAACCTATGAGCACAGCGTTATACCTCACATAAATTATAATGATGAGGAGTTTGCTATTAGATTAGGCTCAACTGCCCTCATAGCAGACATAGGGGACATCCCATTGATACAGCAAACACCTGTTATGGGCGGGGCCGAGATTATTAAGATATAACAGAGGAGGAATTAAACAATGGCTATAAGCACTGTATATGGGCACGTAAGTAGGGCCCTCCAGTTTCATTCTTTGGACGCTGTTTGGTTTTGTATAGGTAGAACTACTGTTTGGACCAATGAGGCAGCTCCACCAGCACCGGACGTCAACCAGCAAGAGGTAGAGGAAGTTGTAGCGTTCAAGAAGTGGATGGAAAAGAAGATAGTGGTACCAGATGCAGGTGGGGCCATATTCTATATGGGTCAAAACTATCGTGAGGTCACAACTGGCAACGCAGAGTCGGAAAAAGCTCGTTGGGTATACGTGTCCACTACCTTGGTGGGTGCTGAGATTTCCCTAGCATCCTTCCGTCAGGTTGGACTCTACACAGGCCTTACAGCTAAAACTGGCTTTACCTCCAAGAATATCCTTATCCCATCAGAGGTTCAGGATACAGGCCTTCTAGAGGTTATAGACAACCGCCGTGTTACCCACCGCCAAGCAGACCAAAGTGAGAAATTGTCCCTAGTAGTAGAGTTTTAATAGGAGGTGTAGCTGATGGCTGTAGATATAACCGGCTCACCCTATTACAATGACTATGACGCCACAAAGGGGTATAACAGGTTACTGACATACCCTGGACGCGCCCCTCAGAGCAGGGAGATGAACGTATTACAGTCTCTCTTCTTAGACCTCATTAAACGTCTAGGTGACGTTTTGATGAAGGATGGTAGCATTGTAAGCGGATGCCAAGTGAGCATAAACGAGGCTAAGACACAGGCTACTGTATCCAGCGGCAGAGCCTATATAAACGGCATTATATACGAAATCCCAGAAACCGTCTTGACTATAGCCGGTACTGGTGATGAGGTTATAGGCATTCGTATAGATGAAGAGGTAATAACCGCTGACGATGATGGGTCCCTAGCAGACCCAGCACAAACCTATAGCAACTATGGGCAAAAGGGTGCTGACCGCCTAAAGCAAGTCCCAGTGGTGGTAAAGGATGATCCTTTGGCGTACCCTGTGTTCAAGATGAAGGATGGCAATATGCTCACAGTGGTCGATGACTCCCCTACGGTGGATGTATTGACTGATGTGTTGGCTCGCCGTACCTTTGATGAGAGTGAGAACTATAAGGTCCGCGGATTGGAAGTAACCGTAGAGCCATTTGATACTGAGGTGGCTCAGGCCAAAGTGGGGGCCGGTAAGGCCTACATCCTTGGCTACGAAATCAATAAACCAGCTCCTACTATGGTCAAGGTCCCACTCAGCAAAACGTACAGATCCGTAGAAGATGAGCCAAAGCTGTACGATGAAGAGGTAACCGATTACCTGCTGAGTACACCTTACGTTAGGTCTGTAGAAGAGGTGGTAGGCCAAACCCTGGTGGTGGAGTACTTGACACGTGGTAACGTGTTGGGCGGTATGGACTTGTTGCCTAGGACCCCTGTGTTTGACATAGTGGCCGTTAACCAAGGTGGGGACTGGAACGAGGGATCGCAGACGTTCTCAGAGGGTAAGACATTCCGTAAGGGTATAGACTACCAGCTGTTTGACAATAGCGTAGATTGGTCACTAGCTGGACTACCAGCCGACCAACCTGCTATAGGTTCCTCCTATAAGGTTGCATTCAGGTATAACAGACACTTTGTACAGTACCAGGACTTTGACTTGTGGCTGAATACATCCAACCAGCGCCACTACATCAGATTCCTAGCATCTGGTATTAAGCCTGTTGATGGGTCTATCTTCAACGTGACCTACACCTGGTATCTGGCCCGTAAAGACCTGTTGTATATGGATAAGGACGGTAACGTGACTGTGTTGCAGGGACAGCCTGACAGGCTCAATGCTGAGAAGGCTCCAGAGACTACCCTGTATAACCTTCCGTTGGCCTACCTGACCATGCCACCTAATTCACCTAACGTGACCGTAGACCTTGTTGACACCACCCGTATCACTATGAAGGGTATTAAGCAGATCATCAGCCGCATAAATACCCTGGAATATAACTTGGCTGCTACGGATTTGGACAATCAGGCAGAAAACGCTGAGACACTGGGCAACCTATCTGGTATACTCACTGATGGATTCCTGGGCTTCGGTAGGGCCGATACCAACCATCCATCCTATGGGGTTACAATGAATCTGTTCACTAACGAGATATTTATCTCAGCGGATTCCAGCCTTAAGTCTTTGACATTGAACCCTTCATTATCCAACGTACTAACTAAGGAC